CCGTCACCAGGGCGACGCGCTTGCCGTCGTCCTCGAGTCCGCGGTTGTTCATCAGCGCAGCCGCCTTGGAGAAGTTCTCCAGGAGCGTCGAGCCGGTCGCGGGGGTGCCGGGCGTTCCGATGGTCTGTCCAGCGCCAGCCATGGCGATGCCAGCGGCATAAGCCTCGATCTGGCGGCGCAGAGTGATGACACCCTGCTTCACCTGGCGGGACAACACCTGGCCTTCAGTCAGGCCGAGGGTCATGTCCTGCTGCGAGATCACGAACCGCTGGGCGAACTTGCGGGCCACGACCAACTGGAGGGTCGGTTCCGTGTAGTTGCCGTAGGTGGGAGCGGATCCGACCGTGGGGACCGTGCCGAGGGCGTCGGGAGCGGTCTGGAAGGTCTGGGACTTGGAGGGACGACGGTAGTTGAACGCCCCGCCGACGTTCTCCGAGGGCTTGAAGTCCTCGTTGTGGAAGTTCACGCTGGACAGGAACTTGCCTGCCTGCTTGAACTCGTAGAAGATCTTGTTCGCGAACCTGGTATTCGCCTTGATGGTATTCGCCATGATGCACCTCGTGGAAGACTTGGAAGGATGGATCCCGGGAACTCCCGGACTCTGCCCTTTGCGCTTCCACGTGGCGGGCTACACCAAGCGGAGACACCGACACCAGCGGTCGGCCTCGGCATCCCGTGCCGGCCGGAGGCTTCGCGCCTCGGGTTCGCCTATCTCCCGAGGGACACCCGGATTCCCGGGCCTCGACGCTGATGCGTCGGTGCGTCGCCCTGGTTGTGAGTCAGGGCGACACCGAGAAAATACTACCTGCGGCGCGATTGCGCATCCATGTGTTTCTCGTAGGTCTTGAAATCCATGTCGATCGGGTTCACCGACGCCGTTCCACCTCCCCCGAGGTCCACCGGGCCACGGGGCGTGGGCTTCGGGACGGGGGCACGGGGCGGAGGAGGGGCGAAGCGTCCATCCGGGGCGCGGGGGGTCTGGGGAACCTCGGCGGCGGGAGCGGCGGGCGTCTGTGCCCGGGCCGTCGCCATCTCCAGGACGCCCTCGATACGACCGATGAGGCGCATCGCCTCGGTCTCGTTGCCGGACTGCATCACGTCGAGGAGATCCTGGCGGCTGGCGATGGCCACGGAGACGAGGGGATTCACGCGCAGGAGCTGGATCTGGACCTTCTCGGGGATGTAGCACGCCACGTCGTCGCGACGCATGAACGCGATGGCCTCGCCGATCTCGGGGTCTTCCTTGGCGAGTTCCTGGGCCTGGGATTGCCACGTCTGCGCAGCCGTGCGGATCTCGGCATCCTCGGCCTGGGCCTGGTTGGCGGTGGCCTTCGCGGCCTCGCGCCGGTCGACCTCGCGCAGGGCTTCGGCCCGGTTCCAGGCGCCGAACGCGGCCATGTAGGCCTTCGCGTCGAAGGTTCCGTCCTTCTCGAAGTCCTCGGGCATCGGTTGGGCCTTCGCGCCGTACTGGTCGGTCGAGGCGTCGGCTGGGGGCTGTGCCGGGGCCGTGGGAGCCGCGGGAACCATGGCCGCGAGCCGGGCGTTCTCGGCGCGGAGGCGTTCGAGCTCGGCGTTGGTCTGGGCGGTCGCGGCTAGGATGCGCTTGAAGGGTCGCTCGGCCTTGGCGGGCTTCTCCTCGGGAGCCGTGGGAGGATCGGCGGGCGGGTCGTCGCTTGCGGGAGCGGAAGGCGCGGCGGGCTTTCCCGCCATCTCGGCCTCGAAGTCCTCGAAGGACTGTTCCCGCTCCTCGACTTCGGGGGTGGGGTTATCGGTGGTCTCGGGTGCAGGAGTCGGGTCGGTGACTTGCATGGGTGCTCCATCCGGCGTCAGGTGTGGTCGAACGGACGAACGGGGGCCGGTGTCCCCATGCGTCCAGCAAATCCGGTGATGATCGTGTGGCCCGCGTTCTGGGCTTGCAGTTCCTCGGCATCCTGGGCCTTGGCGCCCTGGAGAATGAGGTCATTTCGGAGGGAGAGATCCTTGTCCATCTGCTTGATGATCCGGTCGTTCTGGGCTTGGATCTCGGCGATCTGGCGCTTCGTCTCGTTGTCGCGCTCCTGGATTGCGCCACGGGTCGCCAGGGCTTCCTGGGACTGCTTGAGGGCACCCATCACCTGCTGGAGTTGCTCCTGGAGCTGCTGGACCATCTGTCCCGCCTGCTGGGCCTGGTTGACGGCCTGGGCGAGCTGTGCGCCCTTGTCGCCCTTGTCCGCGAGCATGGCCTGGACGTTCGGGGGAAGCGACAGGGTCAGGGCCTGGATCACGTCCTCCGACTCGGGGATGGCCATGCGGCGGACCACCAGCGGGAGGAGGATCGGGGCCAGGGCCGGGACACGCGAGCACAGGTCCGTGACCATGTCCTGGACCTGCTCGAGCTGGGAGCCGTAGGACGGGCCGGTCGAGACGGCCACGCCGAACTCGGATCCCTCGAGGTCGATGTTCTCGGCGCCCTCGACCATGCCGGGGCCGAACGAGACCTGCGTGACGGTGGTCCCGTCCTCGCCGAGGGACGCCCGGACCGTGTCGTCGTTCTCGTACACGCGCATCTGATCGAGGTAGACGCGTCCGTCGTGCTCGATGGCCGCGTTCAGGGAGTCGACGTAATGGTAGGATGAAACCGCGGCCTGGGACTGCTGTAGCTTGACGGACTTGCCCGAGACGGGATCCATGACCGGCCCCTGGGTCGGAGCGACGCCCGTCACGGTGGTCATGCTCTGGCGGTGGGACTGCGAGAACGAAAGGAAGCGGGCCGACTTGTCCGGGGGCGCGAAGTCGCGAATCTTCCCGTCCAGGCTCTTGACCTTTAGGAATGGTCTGGCCTTCGTGTGGGCCGTGGTCCAATCGTCCTCGAAGTCCTCGACGGCGTCTGCTTCGGCGATGAACTGTGTCTTCGGCGTCATCACGATGTCCGAGATCCACTCGTTCTCGGCGTAGTTGATCGCGATCTGGTCGGCCTTGGCGTACCGGGTGAGGCTGGAGTAGTGGCGGACCCCCCCCTCATCCTGGTAAAAGTCTCCGGTCACGAAGTTGTAGGGAAGCTCGGTCAAACCGTCGAACCGCTCGACCTTCTGGACCTCGCCGTCTTCGCCATCGCGGAAGCCCAGAACCTCCGTGCTGGTCGCCACGCACCGGCAGAGGGTGCCGCCCGCGTCCAGGTACCAGCACTCGATCACCGTCTCCATCTCGTCGGAGTAGGCGGCGCGATCCTTGTTGAACTCGTACTGCGCGGCCAGCTCGGATGCGTTGTACACGCCCGCGAGCCGGGACTTGTGAACCTTCCGCTTGTGGAGAACCCAGCGGGCGTCGGAGAAGTCCGGCTCCATGCTCGAGGCATCCGGCAGCACGTCGGTCGGGTCGATGATCGTCTCCGACCAGGTCGTCCACTTGCCGCGCACCTTCTTCGGGATGGACCGCCAGACGCCGATTCCGCCGATGGCCGCGCAGGTCAGGGCGTAGAGCCTGGCCTTCGACGCCTTGCACTCGCGTTCGATCATGCGGATGCGGGCCGCGACGCGTGCGGCCTTCTCCTGGGTTGCGCCCCCACCGAGCGGGAGGATCCGGATCGCTGGCGGGGCTTGCTTGACGGCGTTGACCACAGGATGAACGAGAGAAGGGCAGTTGTTGAACACGACCGACTGGCGCCCGGCGAGCTGTCGCTCTCTCTCCTGGCCGTTCCACTGGTCGCCCCAATAGAACTTGAGATCGGCGCGAAACTCGACGTGAACGTCGGAAAGGACGCCCTCGGCCCGTTGGCGCATTTCCTGGATCGTCTGCAATTCCATAGGATCCCCCTCTAGATGATCGACGGCACGTGCATTTGCAAGGTACGTCCCGAACTCTTTTTGCGTGGCGGTTCCGCGAGCATGAACGACCGGAAGGCGTCGGCGCCGTTGCTGTTCTCGTCATGCAGGGGCTCGCGGAAGGTGTTCGATGCCTTGTCGTGGCGTCGCCGGTACCGCTTGAGCCGGTGCAGGAGCTGGGCGGCGCCGTCCGGGTCCATCCAGACATTCGGGAACGCGGCGCGGACCGCGTCGATCTGGTCCTCCAGCCCGATCTTGATCCCCTCGGAGTCGCGACCCACGATGAGGATTTCGGCCCCGGGGAACGATGCCCGCATGCGCTCCGACACCGACACCTTGGACAGGATCGAGTGGGCCTTGGCATCGTGAGGAAGGGCGATGCGGTCGATCCGGAGCCCGCACTTCTTCATGTGGTCGATGTAGTGGGAGATCTCCTCGCCGCTGTTCTCGTAGTAGCGGAGGATCCGACGCTCCCGGCCCACGTACTGGCCGAAGACGAGAGCGGTCTGGTCGCCGTAGCCCAAGTCGAATCCCACCGTCACATCGGCGGCACGGTCGTAGGGCAGTCGCTCGTCTCGGCCCTCGTTGAGCATCGCGGCCAACTGCTGCTCGTAGATCGCACCCTCGACCGATGGCCGGCACTCGCCTCCCCAGATCCACAGAGCCTTCGCCGGGTCGTCCTGGTAGGCCCGGTCGCGCTCGACCAGAAGCTCGCGGGAGGCGAAGGGGTTGTCTTCGATACCGATCTTGGCGACAGCGGCCTCGGGGTCGCCCTTGACCACGAACCGCTGGTGCACCGGGTCCGTCTCGAGTTCCGGGTTCCAGGTCAGCATGATCCGCGACCCCGGCTTGCGGATGGTCGGGATGAACTGGTCCAGGGACCGCTGGGGGATGGAGTTCGCTTCCTCGAGCCAGGCGATGTCCACGCCTTCGAGGGACTTCAACGACTCCGCGGTGTGCGCCTGGAGACCGCCGTAGAAGATGTGGGTCCCGTTGATGCCCCGGATCTCGGATTCCAGGATACGGTAGAACCGGGACAGGCCCAGCGCCTCGATCTTGTCCTTCAGGAGCTGGTGGACCGACTCGCGCAGGGTGTTCAGGATGTGCCGCCCGCAGAAGATGCGGAGCGGTCGCTGGGTGCCCTCCGTGACCAGCCACCCGGCGAAGGTGTGGGACTTCATCCCGCCACGGCCCCCATACGCGCACCCGAAACGCGACGACCCGTACAGGACGGGGCCGAGCTTCTCGGGGACGTACAGGGTGCCGGGCT